AAATTCTTAACCTTGTTTCTGACAGAATTCGGAAGCTCGCCAAGCTGAATTGTGCCGAGACGCACAAGGTCTATGATGTCATCAACTTTTGTGTATCCTTTGACTCGCATTTTATGAACTCCTCGTTTTGCGTATCTTCCGCTGGCGTCCTTTGCCGATACGCTTTGGAAGGCTACGCTTCTTGGTTGAAGTGAACTCGGATAGCTGCTCGTCTGTCATTGAGGCCGCTATCTGCTTCACTTTGTTGAGTATGCCTTTGGGTACGTCAGCCTCTTTGAGCTTTCCGGCCTTGTAAGCACGTGCCATACCCATGATGCCGTGCTGTGCCTTACTTTTTGCTGGCACTTTTCTCCACCTTTTTCTTTACCGCTTTCGGTGCAGCTTGTGCTTTTGCTTCGGCTTCAGCGATTAATTCTTTGGCAGTTTTCCCTTTCATTTTTGCTCCTTATCCACCATATTTATTAAGATCTTTTATATGGCGAGCTTGTTTTGGGTTCGTTCTCTGTGGCTGCGCCACCTGTAAAGTACGTTCTCTGCAATCACGCGCAGCTCTGTGAGCACGATCCTTTTGAGACAAATGACGTGCCTGCGGACCATACTCAGTAGCGTAGAAGCCCATACCCTTCAAAACAGGATGAGAAGGCATTGATACGATCCGTCGCATAGATGCACCGCAACACTCAGGTAATGAATCTCTATGAAGCTCCAGTCTTTCAACAGAGGCTCCACAGGATTCGCACTCGTACTCGTAGATAGGCATTACGGCACCACAGATAACTCAATGAACCAAGCACGCTCCTCAACATCAAGCGGCGACCCTTGGGGTTGCGCAGGATAACGAACGCCGACAATTCTCAGCTTAACACTTTCCACTTTATATGTCGTCAATGAGCCGCCATAAGGAGTATACTCGATATGGGAATCCAGAGGAGGCAAATGATGCATCTTTCGAGAAGTAAATAAAGCATCCTCGGTGCCTTCAGCCACGAAATGACAATGCTTCGAATACATTTATCCTCCTAATTAAGTAGCAGGATTACCTTGAGTCCAAGGCGTATCCGCTAAGATGTTTGTGGCTCCATCATCAGTCGTGATGTTTCCAGCCCAATTGTCTCCTGTTCCTGCGATATACATCGCCGCGCCGTATTCAGAGCCACCAAGAAAGTTCTTGGTGACGCAGCAACTATTTCCGCCAGTGTTGTCAAGACCAACAGTTAGAGTGTTTGTCTTACCAGCCATGAAATAATTGCTAATGAAAAATGACGCCCAAAAGCCACGCGGATTCAAGTCAATGTTGTTTGTGTTGTCTTGAAAGATATTTCCAGCGATGACTGTTCGGTTCGCCTGAGCAATGCCGGAAGAAGAACTCAACATAGCCGTTCCTGTTGATGGGAACAACTCAAAAATGTTGTTCAAGATACGGCAGTTAGGAGGTGCACCTACAAAATCAATGCCGTTGCAGTTTGCGACTGCTCCGTAGAACACACAGTTGTCAATTGTCGTTCCCGGCGACCAATCCGTGCTGGCTGTGGCTGCCGCTTGATTAAGGTTCAATTGAAGTATTAATGGACTCCCGCTGTCTCCAACGAGCCTAAAGCCACTGACACGCCAACCAGGAGAACGCATTCTCAAGGTGGCTGTAGCACCAGACACATTATAAAGCTGAGGAGAGTCATAGGCCCACTGCGTAGGTGCTGCGCCGACAAGATTGCAATATCGACCTCGACCAGCGACCATTGCTGCGGTTCCTATAAGCTGACCAGTTGTCAAAGCTTCATCATAAGAGCCACGCATCACAATGATTGTATCTTCGTCTTGCACAAGGTTCAAAGCGGCTTGCACAGTGGCTTTAGCCTCCCCAAGCGAAAGACCGTCGTTGGCATCATCGCCGTTGGTTCCGTCCACGAAGTAAACGTCGCGGTAAGCGACCAATCCATTGCTTCCCGGCATGACAGGAACCCCAAACGATGTAATTCCATTAGGAAAGTTAGTTAAACCCATAATATACACCTATGTCTTGGAACACCCTGCGTCTCTCATCAGGCTGCTTGAGGGATTTGCACCAACCCACTTACCCGTTTGTACTGCAAAGCACCCTCTTCAAGTGACTTTGAGTTGATTTTAAGTTACGTGTTTCCATGTCTTTCGATGGATGAGTGGATGAATGGTTCCAACTACTACGCCATATTTACTTGCCAATTTAGCCATTGAAACTCCTTGAGAATACTCCTCTCGAATGCGACGAACCTTATCATCATTAAGTTTCGCATCTGCATGTGCTTCACCACAAACGAGCAACCCTTGAGCAGATGCGTGAAGAGCATTTTCTTGGTTCGTGACATACTCAAGGTTCTCCGAACGATTATTAAAGGTGTTACCATCTTTGTGATTAACCTGCATACCTTTTGGACATGGACCGAGAAATGCCCCGGCAACCAGCCGATGCACATAACGCTTCTTAACTTCACCGAAGACGCTGAGCGCAACCTTGTGATAAATATAATTCTTACGCACTTTACCCGAAAAGTGCTTAACTGGCGTAAGAATTTTTCCAGGCGTTGCGCCCTTACTTGGTGTAAGTCGCTTGACCCTGCCCTCGTTCGATACAGCGTAGTTTCCATCAAAAATCCTTCTCCAAACTTCCATGATGTCACTCCTTCCCACGTTTTATTGTTAATCTTAAAACCCCGGAAGTAAGTTTACCATGTCAGTCGTCGAATGTCAACCACTTTATCCAGTGCTTCCATCGATGCCGCGCCAAGTTGCATAGCCTTTTGTGTGTCTTTGGTAAACTGTGGCAATGGCATTCTTTGTCCACGGGTCATCAAACATATCGAAGATCGGATGATCTCTCCACAGGAAGTTGATGTCATGCTGTCCCTTGGAAGCGGACAAGTACCAGTAGGTAGACGTGGTGATGTAATGACACACCATCCAGGTCATGTCCTCTTCGATCAGAGCGTTGATCTCATTGTTCGCGTTGTATGCTTTTTGAGGCGAGCCGAGTACTTCGCGGGCAGTGAACTTGTTCTCCGGCGCTATAATGATCATGGAAGGAGTCATCAAGCGGGGGAGGTTGCGCTCGTCGGTCATGTTCTCAAAACGGGTGATGCTGTTTTGCAGGCCCGTCTGTGAGAAGCTGATGTCTGTCGATGGACGGTTGGCGCGTGATGTGCCGTCGAGTCCGGTATGAGCCGTTGAGATCAGTGCCTCGGCTGCGGTAAAGCCAACGTATGAGGTACTGAAGGCATTATTGAGCACGGACCAAGCGTCCACTTCTTGCCGGTTGCGGGATGCGCGAGCCAGTTCACGAACCATTTCACGCATGATGCCATATAGTTCGTCTCGCCACGCTTCCCAGGTAATCTCCACTGCCATGCCAAATGGCGCGGCGGTGTAGGTTTTGGTCGAACCCATGAGGATGTCGTCCATTGAAAACTGCTCGCCCTCGTCTTTACCCGGAAGGGTTCCGAGGCCGGATACCTGCTGATCAGTCAGCGGGTTCCACTCCATATCTTCCACGTTGAAGTAAAGCGGGTATTCGAGCGGACGCTCTTTACCTGTATCAACGTAGACTCTTCGTAAGTCAGGAGCAAGCAATTCAGATATTGCACCAGTGTTTGTAGGCATTTGAAAATCCTCCTTACATTAGGTTAGTGCTTGCTCCTCTTGTTCTCTCTCGTTAAAGGTTATAGATCCAGTTGTCTCCAGCCTGCGCGGACAACAAAGCCCATCAAACCGCCGGAGGTTCCGATTGCGTCAATCGCTTCGACGACCGTTACAGCGTCGCGGGATGAAGCAAGGTCCGCGTCAATTCCATAATTGGTGTCGCCTGAAAGCTTAGCAAGGCCGTAATTTCCACCGATCATGGTTTGAGTGGTTGTTTTTAATGCACCGGAGTTCGAGCTGTCAGTCGTTGACATCATCTGACCCTTGAACAGCATACCCGGAAGGGCAGGAGTGACACCGACCAATGATGTGTCGGACGCACTGTTTGCACCTGCTTCCTGAGCGAAGCCAAGGATTTCAGCAGCGGCAGCTTGAACGGCACTGTGACTGCTGGTCAGTGTGTCAACAGGAGTTGAGGTGATGTAGCCTGTACTGTCAATGTATACCGGCGCTCCTTTGATGAAAGTCGAACTCGCTTTCTGCGCTATACGTAGGGTGGGGGTTGAGGACAAACCCAAGCGCCTATGAGGTTCGATCCTTTTGACTACTGTAGGCATTATTTTGTCTCCTTCTTTTTGCCCCCCTTACTCTCTCTCTTCTTTGACTTAGGTTTCGGTTTCGCTTCACCTCCCTTTGGTTGCAGGTCTTTGAAATCGTACTTTCGTGATTGTACGTTGAATATGTCAGAGCCAACCATCTCGATTGCAGTTTTGTCACCGATGGCGTTGGCATAAGTAAGCCATTTTTGCACGGTCTTATCTTTTATCCAGTCAGGCTGAGATGCAATGTCTTGATCGTGAACGAACATCTCTTCGAGGCGACGTTCTCTTTCCCACTCGTCTACAGTCTGCGGTGTATCCCACCATGAGTCGTCACGGTTAGGATCGTCGTTGATCTTGCCCTCCATCTCAGTGCAGGAGCGCTTGACGAATATTGTGTCCTGAAGGTGCTTGCCGTCTATCTCATCGTTGGGCAAATATTTTGTGACCATGTGCAGCATTATCTCTTTAACACGCAAGGCTTGAAGCAATGTAGTGCAATATTGAAATCCGCCATAGGGTTCGCCTGTGTGCTTGCGTATGTCGAGTCCGACCTTGCCGGGGATCGGGTTGATGAAGCCGTATTCAAAGGGAACGACTTTCATAAGGTTGTAAAATTGAATCGCTTCGCGCACGTTGCGTGGACGTGTCACGCACTTCCAGCAATGATAACGGCAGAAGCTGTGAATGATGTCCAGCCCTTTGAAAAACATTCCCGTCCACAGAATGCAATTTTGGCCGTGTAGGGAGTCACCAACGTACAGCCACAAAGGATCTGTTACTTCCTTGGTGGTCATGTGCAGCCTTCCACGCTTACACTTGACGTGCCCTCCGTTGACAAGATCATCAATTTTCGCTACCAATTCGTTGTCAAACCAATGTTCCCACCACATTAGCGCCTCCTTCCCGGAGGAGTGACGCCCGGAACTGTGCCGTCACGCAACATGCCGTCCACACCATCCATCGCGGTTTGACGTGCTCCAGCCGCCTTAGCTCTTGACGCCATTGCGTCCATCATAGAGCCGCCTCTACCAATGGTCTTCTCTTTTGGG